AATTGAGGAAACAGCTAATAGGAAGACCACGACTTGTTCCCCCGTTACTAAGTATAGGAGTGCTAAACATGAACCAACAAGAGGAACTGTAGTGATAAAGTCTTTGAGCCAACTCAAAATCTGTGTGACCTTTGTAGGTTGCTCCGAAGACTGATGCTCTGGCAAACGCTTCTTGTGCATGTGTTTCATTCTCCCATAAGTATCTATCCTTGAGTGTGTCAAGGCTAAACTTATCTAATAGTTTTTCATTACTGTAATTAATTTTTATACCAAGATATTCCTTGATACCTACTTTATCATCTACCATTATGAGTTCTCTGTGTCGTGTACGTTAAGCATTATTATACCATAATGTAGTATTTTTAGCAAGTCTTTTCTGTTCTTTCCTTCTTTATTTCCATAACGTTTAGCGTACTTCATAATGTTACCTAGAGTAAACCCTTCTCCATGTCCAGAGTCAATGATAATATCTGTAGCTTGGTACTTGTCAGAAGCATAGTGCTCACCATATGTACCATCAATATACTCTTTTAGTTCTTGTATTAATTGTCCTTCATTAAATTTATAGTTCATCGTTTCTCCAATCATCAGGTAAAGTATCTTCACTGTACCATCTGAAGTTATTTGTTTCAGCCCATTCAGCATGGGTTCTTTTAGTTCCGTTCTTTCTCATCTTAGCTCCCGGCATAGGAGCAAATGGTTTTTGAAATAAGAATACTAACTCGTAATCCTCTACCATTTCTGTAAAAGATTCTCGTATCCATATATACTTACTGTATTCAGCATAATCCCAGAATCTTCCCTTTGCTTCTAGTAATATTATTTTACCATCAATAGTCTTTACAAAGTCTGGCTCGTAAGTATGCTGTACTACATAGTCAAGCTTATCCCAGTGATGTTTCCAATCTTGTAAAATTGTTTGATGTATATTATATTCCCAAGCACTATCATATCCTTTTGGTACGTTAGTTTTTTTGGGTCTAGGTTTTCTGGGAACTCGTCTAGGCATTTAAGTCTCCAAGAGTAATGTTGGGATTACGTTTTACTTGTTTATAAAACCACCTCAAACTGTATGCACTTAATAGAAATTTATTGTTAGCAAAGATATGGGTTTGTTCTGGTAAGAACTCATTAAGATTATTTCTATTAATCTTAGATGTATCTTCTCCATCTGGAACCATTGTTCTTAACCACTCAATTAATAAGTCTTCTGCTCTTCGTCTTAACTGTTTAGATTTTTTTTGATTCATAGTTCTTTACTAATTTCCAATAGTTTAAAATGCTGTTAAACATTTCTGTGTGTTTAGTCTGTGAGTCTCTATCCCAAATATGACAAGCGATAAGTTCTTTGTCTTTACGATCAACAAATATAGATACTCGTTCTACATCATCAAAGCCACAGCCTTGAGCATAGGCTGACAACTGCATACCATGTTCATCATAAACTAAACGAGCAGGGTCTTTGCCTTCGAGATTATCTTTGGTTTTAAAATCTACAAAGATACCAGACTTAGAATATAAGTCTATCTTACCACCATAGCCTAAGTCAGCACAGAAAGAATCTTCTGCTATCCATTCCTCATCCGGAAAGTTTTCGTCTAACCAAGCCTGTATTATTTCATAGGTTGGATTTGTTTCTTCGCCTAAGAAACCTCGTTCAATCATAGCATGTATTTTAGTGCCTTGCTCTGCAGCTTCTTGTCCTATCCTTTTAGAATCTTGTTTACATCTGTAAGCAAAATCTTCAAGGGATTCATCTTCTTCTTTCTCTAAGGTAAGAGCAGAGTTTAATGCTTGGTTGATCTTCCAGTTTTCTAATCCGGGCTTGGCTACCATACTTAATACAGTAGTCACTGATGGTACTAAGTTATCTTTCTTGGCATCACGTAATGTAGTGTTACGTTCTTTACCGTTAGCACCTATAACGGTGTACATTGGTTCACCTTCTTGAGTATACCAATGACCTGATTCGGCTGATTTTTTCTTAGCCGACAATTTATTATATACTTCTTGGCTTGTTATGTCAATAGTTTTTTTAGATTTAGTCATATTATTTTTTATGGTTTACAAAATTTAATTTACGAGTGATTGGATTGTAGTTTAAAAGTTTAACATTTAGTTCTACCTGCTCATCACTTCTAGTTCTACCCGATCTACCGGATTTAGTTTTAACATCAATAAGAGTTGTCTCTCCATTTTTAGTAGCAATCAAATCAACTGGACCGGTACAGCCACAGTTTTTAAAAACTTCATAGCCATTATCCCAAAGCCAAGTGACTGCATAAAACTCAGCCATATCTCCTTTACGGTTGTCAAGTGTATGATTAATGTGTTTCATATTAATTGTTCTATAGTATTTAATTTGTTTATAGAAAGATTGTAACAGTCTGTGGATACTTTCCAATTGTTTGAAGGGTCTATCTCTCCTTGCTTTAGGAAAGTAGCTTTTTTAAAATAATCTTCTTTATTTAAATACCCTAGTATCCATCCTTTAGTCATATCTTTTAAAATTCTTGTGAACACATAGACATCACATTTTTGTTTAGTATTAAGATCAGCAACTGAACATTCGTAATAATCTTTGGGAGGAGTAGTTACTCGTTTAGTTTTTACATCTATCTTTGTATTATTAAATACCATGTCATAGTCGTAAGTGTTAGATATTTCTATACCTAAAAATTTAGAAACAATTATTTCTCCTAGAAATCCGTGTATGTTTCCCTGTCCTTTTGTGATAGAATTTTTTAACTGACCCATTTCTTCTGCAAGGATATTTGCTTTTGTTATATCCTCTGGTGTTATATTAATGTGTATCACTCCAATTACCTCCTACTTTATATTCGCCATCCATTGGACAGCGTAGATTAAAATGTTCACCTGCTTCTATAATACTTTTTACTGCTAACTCTCCGACAAAATCTGCTTGAGATTCTTTGACTTCTATCTGCCACTCATCATGGATGTTAGCAACAAATCTATAATCAATTGTATTAAGTCTTAACAAACTATCTAAGTTTACTAATGCTTTCTTCATTAAGATTGCACCAGCTCCTTGAAGCAAGGTGTTAAGTGCAGCATGTTTATTTCTTATGTATAGCTTTCTACCATCTAATCCTTTGAGGTAATTTTTTGAAGCTGCTCTGTCAACTCGTTCCTTAAGAGACTTGTATGTTGGGAGACTACTAAGAAAGCGTTCTCGCAACTTCTTACCTTCTGCTCTGCTTCCTTTAATGATGCTTCCAATCTTCTCATCTCCTGCTCCGTAAACGAGTGCGTAGATGAAAGTTTTAGCCTGATCTCTTGATTTAAGTCCAGCAAAGTTTTTGTTAGTCGTGTGAATGTCTCCATTAATAATTTCATTTATGTACTCCTTATCATCCATGTAATGTGCTAACATGCGTAGCTCTAATCCACTTGCATCTACACCTACAAGCTTATGTCCTTCTGGTACAGTCCAACAGGCTCGACATTCTTTACCATAAGGACTATGAACAGAAGGAACTTGTGCAACGTTAGGGTTTCTATGTGTCATTCTTCCGGTGATAGTACCATTGGGAATAACAAAACCATGTATCCTACCATCATCCTTGACAGCTTCTACCCACGAATCAATCTGAGCTATACGCTTTTGCAGTAATAAAAAATCTGCTATAAGTTTTGCTTCATGGATATGAGTTATCTTAGATAATGTTTTCTCATCTACAATAGGTTGACCAGTAGGTGTAAATCTATCTGGCTTCCAACCAAAGTCTATAAGATATTCTCCAATCTGTTTACGAGAACCAAGATTAAACTCTTGTAAAGTTTGTCTCATAAAAGGATTGAAGTTGTTGGTATCTAAACAACGTTGATATTCTTCATCAGTCATACCACGCTTAGATAGATTGCCATCTTTCTTGATGTAGGGTGTGACCTCTTTTGTGTCTACCCATTTAGGTTTAAAGGTTTCATGTACTTCTTCTTCTATCAGTTGTTTCTTTTCTCTAAGCTCTGCTAACAAACTTAATGCTGATTGCATATCAAAAGCAAAACCATCTTGCTCTTGTTGTTTCATAATCTTAGCAATGCCTTGTTCAATATCAATTGATTGAGGTGAGAAACCTTTTGATTCTTTGCGAAGTTCTTGTAGTACTCTAGTGTTTAACTGTACATCTCGTACACAATAGTTTAACATATCATCAGAGTAATTAAGATAATCTTCAAACTCAATCTTTGGATAGCCTAATTTGTATCCCCAAGTCTCAAGACTGTGACCACCATCACGTGTTGGATTGAATAGTCTGGATAAAACTAAAGTGTCAATAAGTTTTTTATCACTAAGATCAACTCCTCCAAACTTTTCAACAACTGGAATATCAAATCCAATAATGTTATGACCAATCAATCTGTCGGCTGTGGTAAGAAACTCATACCCTTCTTCTAACTTGTTAGGTGGGAACTTAAATATCTCACCTGAGTCAGGATTCTGGGCAACGATACACCATACTTTAGTCGCATGAATATCATCTGTTTCTATATCAAATACTAAATCCATTAAAAGCCTTCATCCCCAGAGTTATCAAACTCTATATCTTCGTTAGTTAATTCAGATAGCCTACCAGTTTCTGCATCATAGATAACTCTAGCTGCCATACCTACATCACCTGTGTATCTTGATTTAAGTACACGTAGTCTTGTAGTCCTCGCTTCATCAGGGTCGTCTGATTGTTGATTACGTTCTAATGCAATGACACAATCTGATAGTTGACCAATACTATTTGAGCCACGTAGATGAGATAGACTTACTTCAATACCATTCTCGTGTCCTTTGTTTCCATCGACACGTCTGAGATGTGATACAAGTATAATCCCTGCACCTGTCTCTTCAACTAAACTTCTAAGTCTAGTCATAATAGAATCAATGGCTCGTCTCTCATCACCTTCATGTACTGCACTGACTAACATATGTAAATGATCTACGACCACCCACTTACAGTCACATCCAATAATCATAAAGCGAAGCTTAGTAAAGATATCATCAATGTCGTTAGTGCCAAAGTGTGAGTGAACCCATACTCTGTTTTTGTTCTCACCATCGTACAAGATGTCAAACATCTTATCAAGTTCTTCTTTAGAAAACTTCTCACGTTCTTGGTCAATGTATAACCTAGCGTTAGCTTCAATGGAAAGTATACCATCAATGGTACGTCTCCAGTCTTCTTCTAATGCTATGATACCTACGTTGTCCTGTGTTTGTTTCACAAGCCAATGCTCTATCTCTCTGGTTACACTAGACTTACCAAGTCCTGTTCCACCTGTAAGAGTTACAAGCTCACCTTGTCTCAAGCCATACAGCTTTTTGTTGAGTC